CGCCACCGCCGGGTACAAGGGCACCGCCACCGCCGGGGACAAGGGCACCGCCACCGCCGGGAAGAAAGGCGAGATCCAAATCCGCTACTGGGACGAAAAGACCGAACGGTACCGCACCGTCATCGGCTATATCGGCGAAGACGGCCTTGAGCCGGACGTGCCATACAAGCTGAACGCAGATCGAAAGTTCGTCCGAGCGTGAGCAGCCACCCGCGCCTGCCGGGTTCCCCAACGCAGGCCCGATCCACATGGCTCCCCATCGCCAGGCTGTATCGGAGAGTGGTCTGAATGCGCAGGCTGATGCGCAGCGATACCGATTGCAAAGTGCTGCCGCATCCATGCAATCGCGACGAGGCAGAATGCCGGAGATCAGCACCGGCCAGACCACTCCCCCATACAGCCAATTACCAGCCCCCGGGCAAGAGAGGAATCCATGCCAACCCTTTTTGAGTTCGCTGCAATGTGGGGAATTCTGCTTCTGACGATGTTTTTGCCGATCCGTTTGAAGCGTCGCCCTATTCAACCGCAAGACGCCTGACAGGCAGGAGAACAGAATGAGCAAGCCAGAACCGCGTGACTGGCATGGATATGACGTTTATCCAGATGGCCGCGTTTTCAGCAACTCAGGCTGGAGATCAAAAGGTTATTTCGAGATCAAGCAATCGCTAGATCAGTACGGATACCCAGCAGTCCGCTTAATGATTGGCGGCAAGAGAAAGCGCGAAAGAGTTCACCGTCTTGTAGCAATTCTATTTCACGGGCCAAGGCCAACCCCGTTCCACCAAGTGTGCCATGTAGACGGGGACAAACTGAATAACAGTTCCAACAATCTCTATTGGGGTGATGCCAGGGAAAACGCAGCAGATCGAAAGCGCCATGGCAGGACTTCAAGTGGCGCAAAGCACTCCTCTTCGATCATAGCGGGGCAGGCAGCATCGAAATTGGCAGCAGCCGCACCTGAACTTCTGGAGGCGCTTCAAGGAATGATCGAAGTATACGGAGGACGGTACAACGACGACTGCCTTCCAAAGCATTCGACTGAACTCGAATTGATACAGCAAGCAAGAGCCGCAATCGCCAAGGCCACCGCCTAACCGCGCCCTGGCGCATACACACACTGGAGGCGAGATGTCATACGGACAGCCGCTGGAGTACGTTTGCCAGCAATACGGAGTCCCAGCTCACATTGGCCGCATGGTGATCGCCTGCGGTAAGCCCGGGATCATTATTGAGGATCGCGGCAATTACATCGGCGTTGCGCTGGACTCCGACCCAGCCAAGACAGTAAACAACTACCACCCAACTCATGATGTTGAGTACCTGGGGATGGCTCGCCAGATGCCTCTCAAAGAATGGGAGGTTCTGACTGGTGACTTCGACTGGTTTCAGGTCGATTACCTGATCGGAGACGCACGCCACTACGTACACAGGGTTTACGCCGAAACCCGGAGCAAGGCCAAGTACAAGGTGTTCAAGGATCTTGAAGAGGTCTTTGACAGCGCTGAGGCAATGCTGTGCTTCAAGGTTCGCAGAGCCCGCTGACTTCCCCGGCAAGGACGCCACCCTTCAATGGGGATGAATGCCGGATGCTGACCGGAGGGGCCTTGTAACTCCAAGTGCGGAGTCGCCCAGAAGTCGCTGGGGTGAAATGACTCGAGGTCTTGTACGCGAAATGCCGGGATCAGCGCCGGCCATCCCCACCCTACCCCTCATTAGCCCGGCAAGTCCGGGCATTTTTCGCCTGTATGACGACAGCGATTCGGAACGCTGCCGCATGCACGCGAACGCTAACGCGAGGTGAAACATGATGCGCTTAGGAAATCTGACCATAGAACAGATGGAACAACGTTCAGGCGTTCAGTTCCCCGCTGAACTGAAAGAATTCTTGATCTACCGCCATCAGGCACAGGCAAGCAACATCGGGACCGGGAAGTGGCACTGTTTTGATCTGCCATTCCAGATTGTTTGTGGCGATATGGACACTGCACAGACGGTGTATGACCACCTTGCCCCTCTTGCAGCACAGTTCAAAGAGCAGTTGCAGATCGGAGTGCAGTCATGAACACCGCATTGAAATACGCCCAGGAACGCCGGGACAACGCGCTACCGCCAGACAATGACGGCGACCGCGAGTATGTCACTGAGCAAGTCGGAAAGCTGCTGAACTGCGAGGACGGTGATTGCGTGCCGTTCCATGACAAGCGGCAGCGGGCCTTTTTCGGGCCTGACTTCACGGTCTACGGCTTTGCCGGATTCGTCCCGGAGTGGCTTGCCGAGGTAGACGGCAAAGAGTGCCCAATGACGCAGCTACTTCTGGCCGTCCGCCGAGGCGATCTGGAACTTGCCCAACGCATCTGGTTCCGCGCATTCGAATCCACGCTTATCGAGAACGCTGAACGACTGGTTAGGGAGAGACGCACATGACAATCACCATCGACCTGACCAAGGCCGCCCTAGTAACCATCTTCGGCGGCTTTTTTGTGGGCAGCATCCTGGCCTTCGCAGTGGCGTTTGTTGAGGTGGCATGGCTATGAAGCTGACGACGACCGCCTACTACAACGAAATCGACCCGTATGCCGCCCAGTGGCTTCGAAACCTGATCGCCGCCGGCCACATAGCACCTGGCGACGTCGACGAACGATCGATCGAGGATGTTCACCCAGATGACCTCAAGCACTACACACAATGCCACTTCTTCGCGGGAATCGGCGTCTGGTCGCTCGCCCTTCGCCGCGCCGGCTGGCCAGATGATCGACCTGTTTGGACCGGTTCCTGTCCTTGCCAACCTTTCTCCTCGGCAGGCGAAGGAGCTGGGTTTGATGACCCGCGTCATCTCTGGCCACATTTTGCCTGGCTCATCCGCCAGCGCCGCCCTGGAGAAGTCCTTGGTGAGCAGGTTGCAAGCAAGGACGCGGAGCCTTGGCTCGACCTTGTACAAGCTGACCTGGAAGCCATGGAATATGCCTTCGGGGCTATCGCGTTTCCGTCTGCGGGCATCGGTGCCCCGCACATCCGTGACCGCACGTATTGGGTGGCCAACGCCATGCGCCAGGGATTATTTCCCGGCTCACTCTCCGGAATATATCGCGGCGAAGAAAGCCCAGGGTCACGGGATGGCGAACCTGAACGACCTGGCGCAATTGGCGGGATGGGCGACGCCAGCGGCCAGGGATTGGGTGAGCGCGTCTGCCTCGGAAGAGTTTCTTGCCGAGAGGCTGGAGCAGAAACGGGGGAAGCCACTCAGCGAACAGGTATTTACCTTGGCGGGATGGCCAACGCCGATGGCGGGCACTCCAGCTCAGAACGGGAACAACATGGCCGGCAACTCGGACTTCACCCGGAAGACCGAGGCGATCTGCGGTCGAACCATCGCGGGGCACGGGATGAGCCTTCCGGAAGACTGGAGCGGGCCCGCCCGGTTAACGGCCTGTGGGCAGATGCTGACTGGCTCCTCTGCCGGGATGGCAAGTGGCGGCCAGTTGAACCCGGCGCATTCCCGCTGGCTCATGGGGCTCCCTCCCGAGTGGGACGACTGCGCGCCTACGGAAACGCCATCAATGCTGAAGCGGCGACGCAGTTCATAGCCGCTTACATGGAGGCAGCATGAACACCCGCCGCACAGCAATCTGGCTAGGCAGCCTCTTCGGTGGCCTGCTGTACCTGTTCATTCTCGCAGCCGGCCCGATCTGGGGCGGGATCATCACCGCAGAATCTACGCACCTGTCCGCAGCAGGCCGGTAATCCGCCAAGGCAACCACTTAACCTCTCCCTTCACTGGCTGCGCATGCGCGGCGAGGATCACTCATGCATACCCAAAACATGCGGCTATGGGATCAGGTTCAAGCAACTGACCCATCGGCCACCAAGAGCGCAAAAGTCGATGGTCAGCAGATCACGTCGATCAGCGGCCAGCACATGATCATGAAGGCTACCCAGATGTTCGGCCCTGTCGGGATCGGGTGGGGCTGGACGGTCATCGAGGAGCGCTTTGACCAGGGCGGCCCGATCTTCCGTGAAATCAACGATGCTGAAGGCAAGAAGGTCAGCGAACTAATTGGTCACGAAGTCGGGCACACCGTGCGCATCAAACTGTGGTTCGAATTGGACGGCAAGCGCGGAGAGGTAGAGCAATACGGCTGCACGCCGTTCTCCTACCGGTCCAAGTGGGGAATCACCACCGACACTGAGGCGCCGAAAAAATCACTAACGGACGCCGTGAAGAAATCTCTCGCGATGCTCGGGTTCAGCGCGGACATTTTCCTTGGCTTGTTCGACGACCGAGACTATGTGGAAGCACGTCGTGAAGAGGAGCAGATCGCCAAGGCCGAGGACCAGCAGGCCGCAGAAGAGCAGGCGAAGGAAGAGCGCCTCGCATACATCAAATCGATTATCGAGACGATGCAAGGCGCCCAGTCCCAGTACGAACTGAAGAAGATCCACGACGTTGCCGTGCGCAAGCTCACTGCGCGCAAAGACGATAGTGGCGTCAAGCGCATTGCCCGCGAATTATCCGAGCAGATCAAGCGATTCACCGAGGAGAAGGCGGCATGACCCAACTCTACAAGCTCACCGAGCAGTTTCTTGAACTTGCAGCCCTGGCAGAAACGGCTGATGAAGGCATGGCTGTGGCTGTCCGGGACACCATGCAAGCAATCGGGGGAGAGTTCGAAGAAAAAGGAAAGGCCCTGGCAACGGTCGTCCTGAACATGGATACCGACGTCGAAGCGCTCGACCGTGAAATAGAGCGACTGAACGACCGGAAGAGGGCAATCAAGGCTCGCCAGGACTCGATGAAGGAATACCTGCGGGAAAACATGGAAGCAGCCGGCATCAAGAAGATCAGTTGCCCCCTCTTTTCCATCACCTGCGTTGAGGGGCGAGAGATCGCCGTGATCGACGACGAAAAGAAGCTGCCCGACGAACTGGTCAAGGTGAAGGTCGAAACCAGTCCTGACAAGAATGCAATCGCGCGGGCTTTGAAAGACGGCAAGGACGTACCCGGCGCTCATTTGGAGCGGGCGAAGTCTTCAATCAGGATCAAGTGAGGAAAGCAGCATGAGCGTGAAATACGATGTTGTGGCAACCGTTGGCCAGTACGAGAAAGACGGCCAGACCAAATACCTGAGCCGAAAAGTAGGCGTGATCGTCAATACCAAGCATGGATTCCGCTTAAAGATGGACGCCTGCTTCAATCCAGCCGGATGTCCTCGCACCGATGATGGCGGCGTATGGCTCGCGCTGTTCGAGTCGAAGGAGAAGGAACAACAGCAACGCCAACAACAGAGCCAGCAAGCGGCACCGCCTGCCAGTAACGACTTCGACGACGACATCCCATTCAGCCCGCTGCCCTATCTAGCCGGCTCCTGACCCATGCAGGAGCCACCATGTACATCAAGAAAGATGTCATCGAGGTCATCAAGTACGCGGCGATGATGGCGGCCTGCTCTCGCCAGTCCTGGGGAATCTACCCCATGAACCAGGGTTACAAGGCAATGCCCTTCCGTGGCGACTATCACCGCGTCGTCGAAGTCTGCCACCCCTGACCGAACAGGAATAACCCCATGCACCAGCTAACAGCGAATCACCGCCCTTGCGGTGTGACGGTCACCGGCTGGCCTGAAGAAAGCCAGCTTATGACATCGGACGACATTCTGCGCATCGCGAGAGCGGTTAAGCAGATGGCGATCAACCAGTCCCAGGGCGCCGATGGCGTTCGGGTCTACCCGGAGGATGAGCCATGCCATTCGACGAAAGCCCCGCAGTCCGCCGCATAAACGCCCTCTGCTCCCCCGCGCCAGCACGCTACCTGCACATTCCCACCGGCATTCACTGGGTCGTCATCGACAGCCTGGGCAATGTCCTGCAACTCGAAAACATCGAGCGCCGGCGCCGACTGATAACCGTTTCTGACCTCGAAACCGAGGCCTGGAGAAAGCTCCCATGAACAAAGCGAATGAATGCACCTGCCCTTCTGGCGACGGCTCCCTCGTCCATCCGTGCCCGGCACATCCTGCGGTAGAGCAGGTAGGCGTGGATGAGCGCGCGACGTTCGAACTCTTCGTGCGCAAGCACTGCGGCATGCCGGCGCATATCGCTGTGAACTGGGACGCCAAGTTCACCAATGATGCATGGGCGGGGTGGCAAGCCCGCGCCGCCCTGGCGCAACCCTCTCCGGCGCATCCGGCACCGGTAGAGCAGGTGGGCACAAACGTCGGGCACGGCCACGTATTCCCACGGGCTGACGGAGTGAAAATGCGGTGCGGCGGACCTGGGCTCTGCTCGGAATGCGCTGCCGACGCTTCCCGTGCCCGCGCCGCCCTGGCGCAACCCTCCCCTATGCGTTGTCTTGCGTGCGGAGGCTATCACGGCAATAGCGGATTACCTTGCCCAAATATGCGCGTCACTGCGCAAGCGCAACCCTCCCCGACGCCCCATCCGGCGTCTGAGCTGGACTTTTCAAGGCCGCTAGAAACTGAGAACGGCGACCCTGTGAAATGGATATGCGCCGACGTCATCGAATACAAGAGTGCGCGCGTATGCGTCGCCAAAGACACTGGACTTGTCTATAGCTCGCCATACATCGGTCTGAAGATTCGCAATGTGATGCCAGAACAGGCAGAGGCGGAGCGGCCGGAGGGGCCAACCGAGGACG